CCGTTATAGTCTGCCGCCGTAAAGATGTCGCCTGTTGCCGCTGGAAAGCCTACTGCCATGATTGTCTCCTAGTATCCCATAATGGATTGTCCGATTATACCGTACGTCGATGATCCTACAATGAATCCCTCGACTATAGGCTCAAGTGTTGTTACCGTGCATTTCATAGAATTGGGAGTGATGTCCCATGCCAAGCCCTGCACTTGCAAGGTCTTAACGATTGTCGAAGAATCAGGCTGAACGTTAGTGATCTTGAGATTATCAAAATAATCTAGACCAATCATCGTGTCGGTTGGTACATCTGTGTCAAGTAGATCGACGGTCATGGCATCGATGCGGATCGTTGTCTCAGCACGAGTTGCTACGTAAATCTTGGCGATATCTAATACTTGAGCATCCGTTTCGGGGATCATGTCAGTAACAGTAGTGCCATGTGGGAAGTATTTAGCCGATGAGGTTGCGTCTGTGGCAGTCTGAGCCGAGCCACCAATGCGTGTCATGCTGGCTTGGTTGATGATGAGCTTGTCATCAAAGGCGTACTTAAGGTCTGAGTACGGAATACCTGTAGTCTGATTAAACTCAATAGGGGTAGCCGCTAGAGATCCAACCACATCGTTACGATCCTTGAATTCAGCCGTGCCATCTGTACGGATAAAGAATGCGCCCTGCTCTGCGAACTCTGCCGCTGTGAGGGCTGCAAGGGATGTGCGAGCTGTTCCCGGGTCTGCTTGGACTGTGGTTGATCCTGTATCAGTAATACGCATGGATGTTGGAAAAGATACTTGGTCAAGCAATTTTGTAATTCTTGTGCCAGTGGTCTGACCAGCCGTTGCATCTGTCACCGTTGACACGTTAGCCATCTGAAAAAGACGAAATGCGTCTGAGCAAACTATGTCAACGTATGCAATTTCCTGACCTTGCGGATAATAATACTTATACGTATCTACATAACCTGAGAATAAGAATTCTTGAGCTGTGGCTGTCGTGGCTGCCACGCGAATCTTGCGCAGTGGAGTCAAGTAGCCATAATACGGACTAGATACATTCTGAGGGTTAAAATAAGAATCAGGATCAAGAACTCGAACGGTGCATGTGCCAGTTTCGTAGGTATCGCGCATGACGTTACGGCCGCGGCTAATCCTGATTGATCGAGTGACATCGCTGAGATCGACGACTGGATCAGGTACTTCCGTTGATGCAAACTGTGAAACTCCAATGACACCGTACTTTGCATCTCCAACCGTAAATGGATAGCCGAAAGTAGCGCCTTGGCTAAAGTCAAAGGATACCGAGATGGTTGCAGGTAATGCCATTAGATAGCGACCGCACCCTTAGAAGTTGTTCGGTTGATATAACTAAATGTCCCGGATAATGAATCATTCACCTGTTGTTTAGTAATGATTGCCGCTACATCTTCGCCAGCGACTTGCACGTTTACATTTACGTTAGTTGCAGCTGCATCGGCTGATGCTTGAGCTGCATCCGCTTTTCTTTGTGCTTCTGCTGCTGCGATAAATGCATCGACTAATTCTTGTGTGGCATCAGTGGTTGGAACTATTTTCTGAGGTGCGCTAATTAGTGTTTCAGGTGATACGCCTAAAGATACGGCTGTGTAGTTTAGAAGATCGGCAGGGATCTTCCAATCCTCATAAGGATTAGGAGCTTTAGGGGTAGTGAGCAAAGCAAGGCGTAGCTCATTATTACGTTTAATTGCAGCCTCTAATTGATCAGATAACTGAGTCGCTAAAGTGGCGTTGCCTTCTAAAATGGCTTTTTGCAACAATAAAGATAAACGATCGGTCTCGCTAATCTTGCCCTTGAGAGCCGCCTCAATCCCAATAGCATCTAGGTTGAGAGTCTTTGATGCTTTCTGCAAGGCTAAAGACTTCTTCTGTGTATCAAGAATCTTCTTCTGCAAGGCTGCTAATTCTTTAGCACGCTTCGCCGCAGCCGCTTCTGCCGCTTTACGAGCCGCATCGTTAGGATCGATGTACCCGGGGCCAAGTGCAGATGATGGATATCCGCCCATACCAGGAGTTGTACTTGGAGCAAATTTTCTGATTGCTTCTAAAGCTTGTCCGGGAATAGTGTTGCGCAAATATGCAGGGAATATCTCAGTGATGTATTTATTAACACCAGGCAGTTTCTTAAATTCTGCAATCATTGTTGCAAGACCAGTTATTACCTCGCTGATGTAAGTTGCAAGTTCTAGCATTGAATCCGCCAATGGCTGGACAGTGTTGCCTTCTCCTGCCAAGATCGAAAGGCTGTCAACTAAGCCTTTTCCAATTATCTCAGAAGCTTCTCCAGCGGCAGTTGATAGAATGCTCAACTTGCCTGCATAAGTCTCGAGATAGGCAGCATTAGCGCCAGTAAATTGCTTGGCCAATTTTTCTTGGACATCTGCAAAACTCATTGTTTTCAGTTCTGCTTGAGACAATCCTAGAGAATACTTGCGAAGCCCACGAGTCTGTCCTACATATGCTGCGCTCAAATCTGAAACTACGGTCTCAAAATCGACTCCGCTGCCGCGTGAGATGTCTAGGGCTTGAGTCAATAACTCTGTAGATTTAGCAACCGAGCCAGTAGTCTGCAATAGTTTCTGCATCGATGGGCGCAGTTGATCATCTGTAACGCCAGAAGCGCGAGATAACTGTGAAATAAACTGCTCAATGCGTGGAGTCTCAAATGCTAGGCCGAGATTCTTTACCGATTGAGCAAGTTGAGTTGCCGCTTTTTCATCTTCAATAAATGCATTTGCTGCGTTCTTGGCAAATTTGAGAAGTTGTTGAGCCCCGAAAGTAGCGGCAAGCACGCCACCTAGTTTCTTTACGCCTTTTTCTAGAGTGCTAGTTGCCTTGCCAGCTTGATTAAAGGCCTTTTGACCCTTGAACTCACCGATAATCGGTATGCGTAACTCAGCCATTATTGCCTCTCGCGTTAAACTTAGCGGCAGCCTTTTCGAGTGCCTTTATTACTCCAGCCTTGGCTTTGCCCTGATCTTGGTCATAAGCCTTAAACATTGCGCGGCCAGACATTTTTCCACGGCCTGCAAATGTGCCTGAAAATCGCGGACTGAAATTGCCAGATATTCCAGACTTACGTCCGGCTGTTTCAACGATTGCACCTGCGGCCGTCTTATTATGAATCGAGACGGTCTGCACCCATCCTTGGCGATTAGGCTTGGTCGGTGTGAGCTTGTAGCCAATACCTCGACGAGCCTCGGCCGCATCGTACATTGGAAACTTGGCTGTCTTTACTTCATGCTTAACAAATCCAGATGGAGCTTCTGAGTTAGATGGTAAAAATCCTCGAGCCTTCTTGACCAAAGGCTTTAAGAATCCAACCATTTCTTCACGAGTTTCTTTGTCAAGATCAGGCGAAAATTGCTTGAGAGCCTTGCGAAGCTGGCTAACGCCTTTTAGCTCTGTAGGCATCCTGTTGCTCCTTCGCTCTGTCCTTCAATGCTTTCAGTATCATCTGCAGCATCGATGGATCTAAATCTATTAAAGATTGTGGAGGGATAGCCGTCTCAATGCTCAATCGAGCAATGAGATAGTGGATGCTATCCCTGCCTAGGCCAAAGGGTCAGACTCTGCAACCTCTACACTCTTGAGAGTTTCGAGAAAGTCTGCACCGAATGGCTTGACTGTGACTCCACTTAGTCGAAGGCCTTCCCATGCAAGCCAATAGACATCTGACTGCTTTTCATCATCGCGAAACGCTTTGTGAAATCCCTTTTTAGCATATAGCTCGAACGCGTATTCTAATCGAGGTGTGATCTCGATTTCGGTAACGCTGTTGTCCGCTAGTGTGACTATTAGTTTTGCCATGCTGTGCCCCTTTGTTTAGTTTCTTAGAATGAACCTGTTGTTGCAACTGCGATAGTACCAGAGACGTTGAATGTGAGGCTCTGTGTTGAGAGGTCACCGACTGCGCCATTGATGTCTGTCGTGTTGTTGATCAAGCATGTCATTGTGTAAAGAGGGTTAGTCGCTGATACGGCTGTTCCCTTAGTCTGTAGAAGTACCACTGTGACGTTAGTTCCCCATGCAGCTTGCAAAGTCGCTAGGACATTTGCAGATGCTGTGTCGTTAAGGAAATCGATTGTGACAGATGATGCCTCAAGTCCCTTTACGAACTTATGGCCATTGTCGCCCATCGCTGTTACTTCAAGTTCATCAAATGATCGGTTAAGTGTTACAGCTGTAACGTGGTCTGATAGATCGACGGAATTAACCTTCACGCCGACGTTATTGGTCATGAATACTGCCATGAGATTATTCCTCGTCTTTCTTAGTAGTTACTGGCTTTGATGGTGCTACCTGCCCGATTTTGATCAGGAAGGCTTCTTGCTCTTTTTCCCACTCGGACATTTTAGCTCCAACTCGTTAGGACTGAGATATTGATATTGCAAGTTAGTAGATCACCTGAAACGGCATTAAGGACGGCTGGAGCCGATACTTCTGTGACGTTATAGGTGTAGGTCGATGCAGCGAGCAGGTTAAATACCCGGACGATGTTATCTTCCATCCCGTTAAGGTTGCCTTCATTATCGAGCAAGGGAACCATGACGGAAATTACGAAATTGGCCATTGGCGCTATTGTGTTTCGCCAGCCGTTAGATGGTGTGATGTAAGGATCTGCTGGCGCGACTATGACGCTATTAGCGATTGGCGTTGCAGGTGGAAATGAAAATACTGAATACTTCGTATTGTCAGTAAGAGCCGAGGCAATGCCTTCGCGGAGTGTTGATATGGCGGCCATGGTCAACCAATCATGGATCGAGGGTCGAGGAACGGCGCTAATAATCCGCGAACGCGAGCAAGCAAGGTATTGCCCATGCGATACGGCGAAG